AGCTATTTTTTGATTAGGTAAATTAATAACAGCGTCGTTATAGTTTTTAAAAAATATAGGTCTACCTATTTGACCTTTAAGAATATCAGGATTACCTTGTTTTAAAGCTGCAGCTATTCTATTACTATCTGCTAACAACTCAGTATAAAATTTATCTCTTGAAATAGTTTCTGCAAGTTCAGATGATACATTGTAAATACCTTTTTGTGCATTTCTATATTCTCCAAATAATTTTTTAAATGCTAGAAGATCTGATTCTTTTTGTATTAAACCTCCTACTCCGTCTGGTTTAAATTTACCCGTGGTAATATATTTACCCATGTTTACTCTTTGCACAGGTGCATCGGACAAAGCACTCATTTCACCTATATCAAATACTAAAGCATTAGTTGATTTATCTTTAAATGCATTTTTAGTTAAATCATTTACTAATTTGTTGGCTGTTACACCATCTAAAGTTTTATTATTTGCTTTTGCATATTTTTGCAAGATTTGTGAAACTTCTTTTATACTTTCAGCTGTTGGTCTATATCCGTTAAATATACCTCTGTTATCATCTAGCATTTTATAGTCTACAGATAGAACATTTTTAACTCTTTCATTTAATATTTTGTTTAATTTTTCTGTGCCTACTACAACATTCTTACTTGCACTAATTAATGATTTTAATCCTGCTGTTGTGTTTCTAAAAGCTGTGGCGTCTTCAACTATTTTATTTAAAGATTTTTTAGCTACACCTAACTTATCCATAGATTGTTTAAATGTATTTAAAGCTTTAGTTGAAAAACCAGGGAAAGCTATTGACTTACCTTTTACAACATCATCAGTAGATTTAAACATAAACTCAGATATAACTTTAGAAAAAGCATCTGGATCTTTTACTGCTAAAGCTGCTCCACTTGTTTCTTTTGAGATTTCTCTTATTCTATCATCAAAATTTCTAGCAGCATCTTTTGCTAATAATTTTATTGCAGATTTTTTTCCTTCTAATCTTTGAATACCATCAAATAATTCTTGTGGTTTATTACTTCTAGATCTAAATGGTCGACCTACAAATCTGTCTACCCATCGCTCTAACATACTATCACTGTATGTAAGTTCTTTACCTTTTTGCATAAGAAGTTTACCAACTTTACCTGTACCAACTACAAAAGGTATAATAGGAAAACCAAGTTCGGCACCAAATTTAAATCTATTTAATAATTGTCTTTGTGCATCATCACCACCTTTTAGTCTTTCATTCCTATCCATGCCTGTAGGTAAAAAATCTAAAAAATCCCAATCACCAAACGTACCAATATCTTCTACGTTAGATACAATGAAACCTCCACCTACACCGCCACCTACAGCAATACCTATAAATTTATCTGTGCCTGTTATTTTATTTAATTTAGCAGCTTCTTTAACTGCTCTTGCTGCATTTACGTTATTTGTAGTTTTAACATATCTGCCACCTTTAATAGAATTAACTAACTGTCTAACTTTTTGAGATGTTTTTGTTATAATAGGTATAGCTGTTTTTTGTGCTATTTTACCTGCACCATATAGTTGACCAATGGCTTCTGTAATTTTACCTGCAGCTGTTTCTCTAGCTACATCTTCAGCAGCATTTTCTATTTTACCTAAAGTTGTTTGTTCAAAAGCTTCATTAAATTTACCTGTTAGTGTTTCATCAATTGGTATACCTTCTTCTTGAAACACATCGTAAAGCAAAGTTCCGAATGTAACTAAACCTTTTGGTATTTTTATACCGGCACTAATACCTGCACCAGTTAACGACTCTACAAGAGATGCATCTTCTTCTACTTCTTTACCCTGAACTTTATCGACAATTTTACTAATACTTCTTACTGTTTCCTCTGTAAGACTGCCAGTAACATTATCTTGTGATAATATACCTTTTTCTTTTAATTTATTTAAACCAATAGGTTCTTCTTCTAATACTTCTTCTAATTGAAAGTCTTTATCTTTTGGAACGTCTTCTACTATTTCTTCTTCTAAAAGTTCTTCTTCAGTGTCGTCTATTACAATAGTACCATCTGGGAGTGTAATTCTGCCGGACATTTAAACTCCTTTCTATTTAGCTTCAATCAATTTGTTACTTGCTGCATCGTAATAAAAAAATGCATTCATATCGACTAAAAAGTATTTAAGATTTGGTTCAAAATCCTCTTTATCATCAGGTATAGCAACTCTACGTATTTCGCCATCTGGAGTTGTCATATCTGTACCTTTTTGATAATCATCTTTTGAAATAAAAGGATTGCTTATATCTACTTCTGCTTCTAACTTTGGATTTTTATTTAATTCAGTTATTACATTTACAATACGAGTTTTTTGTAATGGATTGTATTCAGGATTTCTTAAAAAATCTTTGTATTTACCAAGATCTTGGCTTATATCTCGTTCTTTTTGAAATCTTCTATCTTCTGGATTTGTTTTCTTTTTAAATAATTCTTTTTGACCAAATTCTCTAAAGAAATTTTCTTTACTCATTCCTGAATATTGACCATAGTCTTTCCAAGCTTGTTCAGCGCCACCCATTTTTGATTTAGCAATTAAAGATGTAGCTAATTTTCTTTTACTTAAATCTTTTAATTGTTGTGATTTAATTGCTTGAGCTAATGGTGCTTTAGTTGCACCTGCAAGTTCTTGTAACTTAGTACCACCTGCTGATTCACCACTAATTAAATTTTGACCAGTTGATAATAAAAATTGTGTTAAAGGATCTCCTAATGCACTAGACCCTGAACCTGAAATAACATCAATCAAATTCATTTTACGTCTTACATTATCTACTACACCTTGATCTGCTGTATTAAGTGATCCTTCGTCATACATTTTTCTAGGTGTGATACCCGTCATGACACCTTCCATAACTTCTCCACCTTTTCTAAACATAGGTCTTTTTAATATTCTACTCATTATACTAATTGTAATTTTTGTGTTGATGGATTAATTAATCTGTAAATACCAGCTAACGTTGATGCAGTTCCAAGTCCTGTTGCTAATGGTGAAGGTGTTGCTGCAGGTGGTAAAATATTTTCTCTACCTGGATATCCTGCAATTAATTGTGTAACACCAGAACCAAATTGTTGTGCTGCTTCTAAGGGTTGTAAAGCTTGTCTTGATAATAATTGTTGTTGAGCTGTTAATCCTTGTTGAGCTCTTGCTCCTTGCTGCGCACCTAAACCTGTTAGTGCTGAAATCTGTTGACCTAATAATGCAGGTGATTGTTGTGCTAAAGTTAAATTTCTTCCAAAGTCTGCTTGAGCTAAATTTTGTGCTTGACCAAAACCTTGTTGTTGTAATTGTGCAAGTAATGATGCTCTATTTCTATCTGATGTTGCTTGATACTCAGCTCTTTGTACACCTTCTCTACCACCACCAAAAGCTCCAGCGCCGATAGCTTGAGCAGATAATGCAGGTAAACCTTTTTGTGCTTGCACATCAAATTCTGCTAATGTTGAGTCAATAACATCTTGTTGATATGGAGACATGTAAGCTTGATAAGCTGTTGGTCCTGTCAGTCCTTGTGCTTTATTTAAGAAAGGTTCAAAGCTACCAAGACCAGAAGCTAATCCTTCTGCTTGTGTAGTTAATGCACCAGGTCCAGCAACAAACTGTGGACCCATAATGCCAGAAAGATCAGTAGTTTTAAAACCACCAATTGCTTTTGTTAGATCATCTAAATATGTTTTTGCACCAGCTTCAATAAATTCTGCAGGTGCTGTTCTTACTACTTCAGCCATTATACACTTCCTCCTGCTTCTAGTTTTTTCATCATATCATACATCCTTTGAGCGCCTACATTGACATTACCGTCGCCCATACCTCTAACAGCGTCTGCTGTAAATACGAATTCGTTATTCGATAACATTGCTGGAATGTCATCTTCTTTTTCTTTTATCCCAACTGGTGGTATAAATCCACCATTATCTCTTAAATCTAGTTCTTTTATACCTTTAGGGTTTTGTCTTACAGGTAGACCCTCGATGCCCGCCGCTTGCATAGCGTTATCGCTTGCAGTATCACCTTTAGCCTTCATTGTTCTACCAGAGTCTGAAACTCCTTTTGGCATTACTTGAGATCTTGGCACTTGTTTTAAAATAGGCATACCATCTTCGTCCATTGTTATAATCACAACCATTTCTTCGTCTTGCATTGGAATATCCATTGTTTCGTCTACTGAACCCATTAATCCTCTGCTTGATGTTCCCTCATCAAAACCCATTCTACCACCTAGAGCTGCTAGACCTCTTCCTTCTGTTTTCATCATACTCATTCTTTCAAATTCTTCTCTAGCTTTTTCTGCAGCTTTTTCAGGTGATAAACCCATATCTAAATATTTTTCAAAAAGAGCTTCTAATATTTTATCGTTGTTCATATTAGATGCCATCATTTTATCTGGTAATACTGGTGCACCCGGAGGTGGTTTTGGTCCAAAAGGATTTACAGGTGCTGTTGGATCGCCTAAAGGAAATTCATCATCACTTCCTACTGCATAACCTATTCTACCACCTTCTGCATAACCACCTTGTCCAGCTGTGTATTCAGATGTGTTTGTTGCAACAAAATCTCTAACCTGTGCTTCATACTCTTCTGAATTAGTGTCTGCAGTTGGAGGATTTAAATTTCTATAATATAGTTCTAAATATTTTGATGGATCTCTAGCTAATTCTTCTTCGGCTTGTTCTTCTGACATACCAAGTGTACCTGTTAAGAAAGTAGATACTCCTGCTAATGCAGCAAACTTACCCACTGTTCCTAATTTAATGCCTTCACCTGCACTTTTTGCAGCAGAAAAAAATTGAGCTGGGTCACCCATCATAGCATTTTTTCCAAAAGCTTTTTGCATTGCATTAGGAAAAAATTTTGCTTTACCCGCAGCTAAAGCGCCTCCAATACCACCAAATCCAAATATACCTGGCGCTGCTCCTCCGAAAGATGCTCTACCTAATAAACCACCACCTATACCACCGGCAGTTCCCATTCCGGGTATACCAAATAATACTGCGCCAGTAAGAGCAGCTTTACCAACATCAGACGATGCAATTTTCTTTACACTTTTTGTCACTCCTTTAACTGCTTTTTTTACAAAGCTACCTAAACCATATTCCTGCCTAGGCATGGCGTCCATAATACCACCGCGCATGTATAATTGTCTATTCATCTGTCCTCTAGATATTGTCATAATTTAGCTAAATTGTTAAGGCAGGCTTTATATCCTGTAACGTCCTTTTTACTTGACTTTTGGAAATAAATCAAGGCTTGGCATTATAACTGTTACATCTCTTTGTATGTCTTCTTCAGCTACATTAGCCGCTTTTAAAGCCTCTTCGTTTTCGTATATTTCACCAGTCTTTTTGTTACTTATCTTTTCTATTATGTTCTCAGGTTTTATTGTTAGTGTCATTATGATGTTACCTCTCTTGGCTGTATTTGTAGTATAGAAGCTATAACGTGCAGCTCGTTCGCGTCACTAGCTTGTACTTTCAATATCTCACTCTCTTCTACTACAAGAGGATGAGTTAAAAGTTCGGTTGTTATATTTGTATCTATTGCTTTTGTCTTAAATAAGCTAAACACATTACCAGAAGCGTCTGTCAAGGTAATAGTTATATTACAGGCAGATCCAGAATCATTTGATATTAGTAAAGATTTAACTAAAGCAACATTAGCAGACGGCGTTGTGTATAACGTTGTAATGTCTGTTGTTGTTAGATCTACTTTTGCGTTTATAAAACTATTTGACATTAATTTATAAAGAAGTTTTGAGCGTCAACTTCATCCTTTAGTTCTTGTTGATATGTTGTGTTTAATTTTTGTATTATACTATCAAGATCTCTAACCTGTGCGTCAGCAACATCTTGTTTATATTCTCTACTAGGTCGTGTTAATATCTGTACTATCTTTGCCATTATCTTCTTCCGTCTGGTTGTATATCTAATCTAAATCCACCTAATTTCCAATTCTGTTGAGCAGCTGTGTTAGCAATTTTTAAAGATATAGCTCTGGCTCTAGCTCTAGTATCAACTTTATCTGTCGAAGAACTTATTGTAAAAGGTCCAAGAGCAGAACTTGCTTGTGAGTCATTAGAATAGTTTCTTAATTGTAATGTAATTTGTGTATTACCAGTTTGAGATACAAAGTCTGGTATAAATCTTCTAATTTTTGCAAAGAACTCACCATCTCCACCTTGACTAATATCAAAATCTCCAGATTCAATGTTAGAGGTTATTGCTGTGGTTGCTGTAGTTGTAACTTGATCTGTGCCGGTTTCGTGCTCGTAGTATATTGTACAGCCATCAGTATTACCAACAACATCATAAGAGTTGTTAGAGTCAGCATCATAATCTGTAGCATGAGGTTTACCAAATACAGCAGAGTCTTGCCAAGTTGTTCTATCTAATG